ATGATTGAAGTATTGTCTGAGGCAGAAATGATGAATTTCATCCAAAGCCACTCACGTTATCAAATAGCACAGGTCACAGGAATCTCAGAGCAAACTTTGGCAAACTATGTCAAGGGGCGGACTGATATTGGTGGCATGTCTTTTGATAAGGTTATCAAAATAACTGAATACTATAATAGTCTAAAAAACTAAAGTCCATTATAACAGAAAAAAAGCCCCCAGCGATTGCTGAGGGCTTATTTTGTCTTATCGTATTTCTAAACTAAACTGGCTTTTTAGTCAGTTCATAGGTTACGCCATTGATTGAAATTTCAATCCCCTCAATATTGACCTCAATCTTATCTGTGCTACCGACATTATCGACGGTAGCAACATCAAACTTAGCTAGTGAGCCATTTTCAGCCTCAATGGCTTTCAAACGGCTTGAAGCTCCGACAATATAGCTATCAAAACCGCTTGTAGCATAATCATAGACAGCACCACCGACTTTGAACATGCCCTTGACAGCCTCACTGAAGGTCTTAGCTCCCGATACTTTGTAAGAGCCACCAGCTCTTAGCAGATAGAACCAATCTGTCAGAAAGTCGTCAACTGTGGCATAGTGCATATAGTGACCGCCCTCATTTGAAGGACGTGCGGAACCTTGTGTGACAGTGACACCGCTTGGACGGTTGCCTTGACCTGTCCAGGTCATGCCGCCCCAGTTAGTATCAGCCTTCCCAACTGCTGAAGTGCCCCAAAGACCTTCATAGTGTAAAATGGTCAAAGCATAGCTTGGAAGGATGTCATGCTTTTTACAGTTGGCCAGAATCTTATCCAGAACCGCTTTTTTTAAGATAGCCCCATTGAAAGAGAGGTCACCCTCTTCTTTGCTTACTGTGGCTTTCTCAGCTGGCTCAGTTTGGCTTGTTTTGGTTTCCGTGGACTGTTTTACCTCTGAACTCTTAGACGGCTCAGAGGACTGTTTTTGAAGCAATTCAGTGACACGTTTTTGGACAGCCTCATATTGACTACCAAGTGACTTCTTACGAGCTTCACCGTTGCCATGTTTGCCAGCAATTACCTCCTGAGCCAGTTGGTCAACAGTCTTTTGATTAGCCGTAGCCTTGCCATTGATGACTGCCATGACAGCCTCATATTGATTGCCAAGAGCTGCCTTGCGGGTATCTCCGTTACCGTAAACACCTGCCAAGGTTTCTTTAACCAAGGTATCAAGGCTTTTTCCAGCTGTTGAGGTAGAGGATTGATTAGCCAATCGGTAAACGTAGCAATACATCCAGCCACTTGCAGCAGCCGTGGCATTGTAGTTATCAATTGTAATGCCGTTGCGTGCCCAGTTACAGTGAATAATATTGTCTGCATCTATGAACATTACAACATGACCCCCAGCTCCACTTGAGTATCCTCTTTCTCCCCAAATAGCAATATCGTTTCGTTTTGCTTCCCAGTCCACGTTCTCAGCAATAAGCTCATAGCCGTTTTGAATCAACCAGTCGTGCATATACTCAGTATTGACCGCCCACCCAGCCGAACTAGCGCCAGCTGACCTGAGAGCATAATAGACTGAGCTGGAACAGTCATAGCTGGTAGGGCCATCACGGTAGTTCATTGAATAGGTCACTTTTCCAGCTTGTGCTGACATCCATGCAATAGCTTGCTCAGTATTGATTGTCATTTGTCTTCCTCCTTGTAAAATAGTTCAAAAAATGGGTCTAAAAAAAATAAAAGAAAAAGAAAAGGTACTGACAAAACTACCAGTACCATCACAAGAAATACCTTTCCTATGTTCTTCATATTGCTAGACTTATTTAGGTTCAGTGTAATTCAATGCTTGTTCACTATCTGATACACCGTTAGTCGTTGGATCTGTGACAATGCCTGTAATAACGAGCACTGCAAAGACACTATTGACAACCACAAGTAACTTATTGCCTAAATCCCCTAAATCAAGCGTGTAACCAAACACATTCGCTACCGCTTGCGTCACTAATAAAACTGCCGGGATAATCGCAGTCCAAAAAGCTTTGTTTTTAACTCTTACTGTCCAATTAATCATGTTTTAAGTCTCCTGTTTTTCTAGACGACCAATGCGGTCGCTCATATAAGACATCTCCTTTTGGACCACACCAATGGTCTGAGAAATGTCCTGTAACTGTTCTGTATTTTTATCTAAGTGTCCCTTTAGCCACTCTTCACGTTTGTTGGATTCTGCTTTTGATTGATCCTGGAAATCCATTAGCTTTTTCTCACGCTTATCAGACGTTCGCACTAGGTATCCAACCACAATCATAAAAAGCAAGATAAAGAGAATAGCCCACACAAATTGAGATTGAGCTATTCTTTCAGCTTGTTCAACCGTCATAGTCTACCTCAATCTTCGCTTTCTTCTAGCTCTGCTAGGATGGCATCCTCAAGGGCAAAACGCTTATCATCAAATTCTTTTTTCTGTTTGCGCATCTCTTTGCGGTGAGCCGCATAGAGCGCTTCATCATTGGTCCATTCCGTTACGGTAGGCATAGCTTTGTCATCTAACTCAACAGTGATGGTCTTTACAACAGTGCCATCAACGGTTAATTCCCCAACTAAGCGTGTCGTTTTTTTAACTACTAATGTCATTTACTGGCTCCTTCAAATTGGTCTAGGATGGTATCAATCACCATCACAGCTTCTGCGTCAAAGTTATCTTCGCAGCTGGATAAATAAGTCAAGAAATCCTCATAGCGCTTCTCATACTCCCCAGCACTAAACACAACTGGTTCTGCGGATAACTCTGTTACTAAAGTGTTAACAAGTGTCATATCCGCATCGGTTTTGGGAACAAAGTGTCCTGATGCATTGACAAGGAGTTCCCCATCTGCGTCTGTCTCTGCGAACTTCTTAATAATATCAAGCTCATCTTGCCCATACTCCTCGAACTTTTTAGTCGCATGCATAAGCAACTTGGCTCTACCTCGGTTGGCTGGCATGTTCCTTACCGTGATAGTCTCAAGGACATTGATAAGCGCTTTTAAATCTTTATTTTGTAAGTGTAATTCCATGGTATTCTCCTATTTGATAGTCTCCCAAGTCGAAATAACATCACCACGACCGGTGATGTTGGCTAAATGTTTGAAATTAATATTGAACTGTTGAAGAATGTCCTTTAAGCTAGTGTAGTTCGTGGCAGTTCGGAACAAGTTAACGTCGCCAATGTTCAGTTTTGAACTAGGGCGATCACTAGAGCGATGAGCATCGATCTCTAGTTTCCCCGGTAAAGTCTTTACAGACCAACCATCAGAGTTGTCAAAGGCAGATGAAGCTAAACGTACGACATCACCAACGATATCAATCTGGTCTATGTTATTACCATTCCAACAACGAACACCTACAAAGCCACCATCATTAGAGGATTCCGTTCCATTACGATTAGAACCGATAATGGTGACCCCGGTCTTCTTACCATTGGAAGTACCTGTTGTAAACCGGATAAATTGTGTTGGATAGCCTGATAAGACCCTACGAAGTGCTGGGCTGTCCGTGTAGAAATCCAAGGCTCCTGTATTGAGATTGAATTTTGTAGCCCCATTAATAGCGGCTAACAGACCGCCTTTAACCCGATTCGCTGAGATGTCCACAGCTTGAACCTGTGTGATAAAGGCTGTTTTGGCAAAGAGCTGTCTCACATAAGCTTCATTGGCAAAGAGCTTAGTAAAGAGGGCTTGATCAACCTTAACGTGCTTAGCGCTCACAGCTTCTGCGGATAAGAGGAATCCTGTAATAGCCCCCGCCTTAATATGACCAGTCTCTACAGCACCAGTCACTAACTTTCGACTTGTGATAGAGCCATCAACCAACATGTTCCCGCTAACCTTTATCAGATTACTAAAGATCCTTATAGCATCAGGGGTTACTGCAAAGGAGGAGCCAATAGCTCTTGCCATATCACCAGTGCTCTTACCAGCCTTGAGGACAATACCATCAGAAGTGATGCTCACATCGGCTTTTTTGAGCGTCTGGTTACTTAGACTTTCTACATTTGCTTTTATCTCATTAGAAGTCTGTTCAAACTGCGAACGAAATTGTGTCAGCTTTTGGTCCGAGTAGGCCTTTATATCATCTGGAGCTGGACTCCAATCGGCTGCGATAGAGCCTTTTGTCAGTCGCAGCTTAGTCACACGAAAGGTTAGCTGACTACCTGTAAAGCGTATCTTAAGAGATGTGCCTAAGTAATTTGCATAGGTTGCGACAAAGCTGACCTGATGAGTCCCACGGTCTAAGACCGTTCGCTCTACCTCGCCAAGCCTTTGAATCTTACCACTGTGACCGTGTAGTTCAATCTCATAAGAGCCAAAGGCTGTTTTATTAGTGGTGAAATAATTAAAGGCAAGGGCCACTGTATCGCCAACCGAAACACCTTTCACGGCCAAAGTGGCACCAAAGTCATAAAGGTCAAAAAGACCATCGGACGAGACCGTCACATAGACATCTTTTTCCGTCGCTAAGGCATAATTCTGACCACCCGACGAGAGACTTTCAAAGCGTCTTGTGACGCCCCTTGCATTCTCCTCATAGGTCGACTTAGCCACATAAGATCCACTAACTTCTGTCCTTAGGGCTGTGAGCTGCCTTGCCGTTTCCGTTTTGCTGGCTTCAAAATAACGACTGGCTCTAGTTGGTTCTAAAGCAGTGTATGTCTCAAGGGCTTTCAGTGAGGTTTTAAAGCCCGCAGCAGTTTGTTCACTCTGGCTTTCAACCTGATCAATCCTACCCTTGACAGTCTCTGTTAGCCGGTTAAAAGTAGCTAGCTCTTGATGAACAGTCTGCTTAAAAGTGGCTAGGTCAGTTCTATAATCATCCTCTGCTCGAGAGTAATCCGTAGGGATAGTCCCTGTTTCAAGCTTGACCTTTCGGACATGAGGAATAACTCCAGTACCGTAAGTTCCATAGAAAGCAAGATAACTTTCAGCTAAATCTTCTCGCACAAGCTTTGGGTCCACTGTCAGATGATACCGTTGCCAGTCTGTCGTCGCATCAATAGTGTGATGTTTTTTAAAAGCATATTTAGCTCCTGAACCGTTTTGCATATAGACATGTACGCTGCCTGCTTTAGGACTTTTGAAATCAAAACTCAAGGTATACTCCATAAGTCCTTGCTTATCAAAAATAGGTGCTAGGTCATATGGGGTTCGTAAGAATTCGTTACTGGACTGATGAATTGTTGTCTCATCAGTTCCAGCTATAAGATTACGTCCACCTACCTTGAGATTTTGAAGGGTTATGGTTAGACCTGACACATCATTTTCAACTTTTGTGATTAAGGCAGCTTGTTTTTGACCTTGGCTAAGAGCTTGTGCTTTAGCTTGAGCGATTTGGGCTAAAACTGATCGCCTATGATCGGTTAGTTCTCTTGTAAGTCCTTGAAGTTCTGCCTGTGATTGAACTAAAGCAGCCTGTGCTTTCAAAGCTAGCCCTTTAGCTTCACTGGCGACTGGTAATAGCTGATTATCCAAGCGACTGGTCAGTTCTGATTTGACGACTTCTACTTTGGCTTTAGCTACTTCAATGCCATCTTCAATTTCTTGCTGGATTTTTCTTTCTTTTGCTTCAAAAATACGATTAGCATTATCCATTTGCTTTTGTAGCTTAGTTTCAAAGGCTGCATCATGTCGAGTAGCTGCTTCGGCCACTTTACTATCAATTTGATTGCTGATTTGTTTTACTAAATTGGTTTTAACTTCTCCAAAACTGATTGTTTTTAGCTTATTAGCTATCGGACCAAATTTATATCCTGTAATTTGCATTCGCAAATCCCGCTCATAATCTTCATGGAAGACGATAGCTGTATCAAATAATTTGACACTCCCCTCGTAATTACCAGTAACATCAATTTTCAAGCTATTACCGGGTATATCACAAAGAGTTTTTTCAAAATATTTCTTGCCGTATTCTAGCAAGTCCTCTTCTGTTTTAACGTCTTGATCACTCACTTTGAGGTTTTTTTCAATAATCACAGGGTGAATATCTTTTATCCTACTCTCGACAGTTACCCTAATTGTCTTCCTGTTCGGCGATTCATCATGGCTAGGGGTATCTTCTTCAACTTCAGCAACCAAATGCAAGATAGAGACAAGCCCTTTTATGGTGTCTGTTTCTTCATAAGATTTGAGGTTTTTCTTGTACATAAATAAAGTTTCGGTGTCTTTGCCTGATTTTTTTAACAGGTTAACCTGATACTTATCACGTACAAGCTCGCCGCCCCACTGGCCCATTATTGAGTGTTTACCGTTGCTGAGTGCTTCCATGGCAGACACATCTGATTGATTAAAGGTATGTCGCTCATCTATATCACTAAAAAAGCTAAATGGATGTTCTCGTTTAATACTACTCGAAAGCTCGCTCATTACAGTCATGCCTAGCGCCCTGTCAACACTGATAGAGTTAATCGCATAACCGTTTAAGTCGTCGGCAACTTGATTAGCATAAACATTAATATAACCATGACGTTTAGTGATTTCAAAAATTCTAAAAAGTTGAGTTCCGTGTAGGTCATCAGCTTCCAAAATTAATCCCTTTTTTATCAAAGAGCGATACTCGTGCTTAGCAGGGTATTTAAAACTTAATTTGTAATCACTGTTTGCTTCTTGGCTGATCTCGTCATCGAAGGCTGCCACAAGAGGTATATTATTATCTTTGATTGAGATCAAATCTTGTACCTCCACTTCGGACTAATGATTACTTTAGTAATACCCCTGCCTAAAGCAATACCTTGCGTACCGGGTTGTATCTCAAAAAAACTTCCTCTTGTTCTGATTGAGTTTTTGACACGTCCACCGGCATCGTAAATACATTGATGTCCATGCTTACATTCGATTACAGCTTTGCCAGATAAATTTAATTCCATGACTTGTTTTCCGATGGTAAGTGTAGACTTACCAGTGCCCTCAACGACAATTTTAGGTTCGCTAAAAACATTCCCTTTGTTGTTAATGCTACCGTTACCTACAATTGTTATATCGGAAATACCTTTGGCATATCTGAATGGATGTAAAGCAAATTTGAGTATCACCTTCCACGAATTAATGGTTACTGCATTGATTTTGACTGATAGGCAATCGTAATAATAAAAAGAATTCGGAATATGCCAGAATTCAATAGTTTTCCCAAGACCGTCTAAACGATTAGCTAGGTTCACTGCATCATCAAAACTAATTAAATGCCACACTAGAGTAAATTTCGACTCATTATATGATTCTAATACCCTGTTTATTCCATTCATCCGATAAACTTCATTTTCTGAGAATCGTAGGGATAAAATATCCCCCTCATCAAAATCAGTCAAAACACAATTAGGAATTATCGAGGTATCGAAGCCATCAATAATAACTTTAGGTATCACACTGTCTCCTCTCTAGCCATAACTTTGGCGAATTCCTCGTATAAAATAGCACTTACTTTTTCTTTGTCAAGATAGACATCTGTATCTTTATCAAGAATATCTTGTAATAATGCAAGTACCTTAATAAAGAATTGTGATAACTCATTTGTGGTTGAACTAGTGGCAGCTTTTGCACTACCGTTGCTTGATAATAAATCATTAGCTGTAACATTAGGTGCAACGTCAATTCCAAGAGATAAACCTTTACCTGTCATAGTACCTGCAAGATCATCAGCCATACTAGATACGTTCGATTTAACTTCTTTGAAACCGGACATTAGGCTAGTGTTAAATCCAGACATAATTGCTTTACCAGCAGGTTTTAGCAAAATCCTATCGTATGAGATAGGACCCTTATGTTCTGCAATCCAACTGGCGATACCACCAACAAAATCTGTTACAGCTCCCCAAGCTGATTTCAAACCATTTAAGAAACCGTCCATAATTGCTGCTCCAGCGCCTGAAATATCAATGTTAGCCAATCCTCTAATTGTACTTGAAATTGAACCAATGACTCCGTTTACTGCTGAACCAACACTAGAGACCAGACTGCTAAAGCTACTGAAAGCTGATTTTATAGCGTTAATAACAGAACTTATGACACTTTTAGCTACATTAATAGCATCCCCTATTGCCATCCAGGCTAATGAGAAAATGTTTTTTAGGACGCCGACTGCAGAACCGGCACCACTGAATGCTAATTTTATGTAGTCAATAACCGTAGATATGATTGTTCCAGCAGTTGAAATTGCAGTCTGAATGTTAGTCCAAGCACTCTTGATAAAAGCGCTCAAACCCTGTCCAGCTGTTCCTAGATTGCCGAACATTCCGATGGCGACACCTATCCACTCTGCAATGACACTGAGAACGGGTTGGATAAAATTAAGTCCTTGCACTAATAAATCAATAATAGGAGTCAACCATTCTATAGCTGTTTTAATCGCATCAAATGCAAAGCTAACGCCCGTGAGAGCGCCTTTTACAACTCCGCCCAAGAAAGAACCTAAAATTTGAAATACTGGCATCAAGGCGTCACTTAGTATTGAGATTAATGGCTGCGCCGCATTCCACATACCCACAAACGAGTCGACAACTCCCGAAATTGCTGGTCCGACTATTGATGCGAAATTAGAAAAACCAGCTTGTAATGCTGGTAAGATTGCTGAGATAAGAGACTCAAAACCACTGAAATCTAATCTAGCTAATCCGCTGATAATAGTATCTATTACTGGTGCAACTGCACTACCAATACTAGTAAAAAATGATGGCAACTGTCCAAAACCTGTTTTTAAACCATCAAAAATAGGTTGTAAATTTTGGCCAATCCGCGCAAATTTAGCAACAATAGGGCTTAAATCAATGCTAATACCGAGGCTACTCATCAGTTCTTGGAATTGACTGGTAATAATAGGAGCTGCTGCTCCAATAAAAGTAGCAATCGCTGATGGCAATCCTTTGAAGATATTTGCCACCATTGGAATAAAGTTGCCAAACAAAAAGTTAGAAGTTGTCTGGGCTAATCCCTGTAAAGCTGGTCTTATATCATCTCCTAGTGATAAACCTGCTAGTACATTTGTAAACGAGGACTTCATGGCAGCTAAGGAACCAGAATAGGTAGTTCTTGCTTCTTCAGCAGCTACCCCAGCTATACCCATATTATCCTGTACCAAATGGATAGCCTCAACAACATCAGCATAATTACTCAAATCAAACTTCTTACCCATAGCGGCAGGTAACTTTTCAGCGTCTGATAAAAGACGCTTCATCTCTTCTTTTGTGCCGCCGTACCCAAGTTTTAGGTTATCAAGCATTGTATAGTTTTGCTTAGCAAATCCCTGGTAAGCCATTTGGATTGATGTGATATCAGTACCCATCTTAGCCGAGTTGTCGGCCATATCCATGATTGCCATGTTAGCAGCCTTGGCAGCCGCAACAGCATCACCTCCAAGGGATTGTTTTAGTGAGGCCCCCATAGACACCGCTTGTTCAGCATAAGTATTTGCAGATATCCCAGCTTTATAGGCTTCTTTGGCAAATTCCTTTACAGACTGTTCCGCACCTTTGTAGAGGGTATCAATTCCGCCAAAGGATTGTTGCAGGTCGGCACCAGCTGACAAGGATGATGAAATCATCTTTCCGATTCCAGCCGCTGCAACCACACCGCTAATCATTTTAACGAGATTACCACCAATGAGCGAGCCTGCGCTCAAACCAGCCGACCTTGCTTCGGGATCGAGTTGCTTTGAGATTGAGTGTCTTATTCCACGGGCAGATGGCACAATCTGCACATACGCTTTACCAATTTCAGTACTTGCCATTAGCTATCACCCCCTAGTAATTGTTTGCGTGCATTTTCAAAATCCTCGCCAGATACAAACGAGATGACATCATTAGATTTTTGTGATTTAGATCCAGATATAGCTTCAACTATTGATTTTGGTTTGTTTGCTCCATCTTGACCATCCTTGGTTTTTGACCAAAATAGCAAATTAGTATTATCGTAAATACCAGCTAGCAAAATCGTATCTATTGACTCTCTTTCTCCAGATAAAGACAATTTTATCCGAGAATTAGACCTCAAACCGACAGCGAAAACAGCAACCTGATAAGCAGGTAGCTGTCTGTAATCATATATGCCATAGGTTTCAGTTAAATCACAAGTTAACGCATCATCATCTTTTGCTATCATCTGAGCGAGGAATGCTAGTTTTTTAAATCTTTTTGGCTTTCGAAAATATCTTTAAGTTCGTTTCCAATAGCTTCAACGGCAACAATGCCATCCTTGTCTCGGACGTGTTCTTTTAAAGCAGCAACTTTATCATCTAGCAGCAAATGAACAACTTTAACAACAGCCGTTGGATCCGTCTCTTCTTCAGCGATAGCTTCAACAAGCTCAAAATTCTGCAAACGTTTTTTAGGGATTTCGTATTCAAATCCTGATTTTGTTTTTCCTTTTAAAATTTCCATTAATCTTCCTCTCTTGTAACTTTTGGTTTCACGAGATACTCATGATGAGTATCTCCGTTTTCGTCCGGAAAACATTTTAACTTAGTTTCATAACCGACAACCTCACCATCTACATACTTAATTTCAGATACTTCATTTACCTTTGCATTTGGCAGCACAATACGTTTTAGAATTCCACCGCCCATAATCATGTCAATCACGATAGCATGCGCTTCTAACTCGATTGAGTTAGATTTAATATGGATACCAGTGTCAAGATCTCCCGTTACGTTTTTAGCCCCATAAACTTCTTTGAGAACCTCTACATTTAGTGATTCAATCAGCTTATAAGTAAACTTATCTTCCTTTTCCGTCTGAACAGCCCCAACAATATCCCCACCCCAAGCTTTAATATTTTTTGATGACCGCGTATCTTCATTTGTAACGCCATCTTCAGATACGTAACCTAAATTTTTAAACTTGGCATCAAGTCCAGTGGCGGCATCTGTTGGCAAAGTTGTACCAAGTGGTGCCGAGTAAATCGCTCCACCGGCTTTAGGTTTTGCAGAGGTTACATGTTTATTGTCATTTTTTCCCATGACTATCTCCTTTAATAATAATTAATATCAAATACAGCCTGATAGCGATAGCGCTTAGTAGCTATATCTGTAAAGTTATAGTCTGCATTAAGATGTACACCTGAAACTTGTGGCAATCCATCCAGTTGCTCGACTACCTGCTTTACTTTTTCATTTAGCAAAGCAGCCTCGTACAACGATTCAGCATAACTTTGAAAAGCAAAAGTGGCGCTTAATAAATGATTCCGTTTAGTTCCACTAGTCTTTTCTAAAATAACGAACCGTTCAGGCTCCTTTGCCTGATGCTCAAAAAAAGACGGGACATCCAAGTGCTCGTCTAGATGTTTTTTGATAATTACTTCAATCAATCATCTCACCGCCTTTAACAGAGTATTATTTTCTAAGTTGTCTTTTTTAGCTTTATGAGTTTTGGCGCTAACCATAGCATTGGCCCGATTCTTACCGACGTAGATGTCCTGTTCGTATCCATCTCCGCACCTATCTTTGATTTTACTTGCTTCACCAGTCAAGACTTCTTGCATTTCAGATGATTTCATCAATTCAGCAACAGCTGACTCATTTAACTCAAATTTAAAATTACTCATATCGCTCTACCATCACTTTCTTATTCCATTCGAGCGGAATAAGCTCTTCAATCCCTTCAAGTGGTAAACCAAATGTTTTAAATTTTTGGCCAAAGAAGCGAACTTCTTTATCTCTCCAGTCATGAGTATCGCCTTTAGGTATGCCTAAGGTGTAAACAGCTTTTTTGCCAGTTAGGCTTAGCTGATTCGTTATGTCATCACTTGTTGCGGGAGCTACAAGGACGTTTTCAACTTCAATATCAAAATCTACTTTGATAGGATTCCCAAAAGGGTCTTTCCCTTCAACTACCTTATCAATCAAAGTAATTGTTATTCCCTTTAACTTCCCCATACAATTCAATCCCTCCATATCGTTGTTTTTTAAGTCCGAGTCGTTTCAGCTCGTTGTCTTTGATAAATAATCCACCGCCAGGGACCAAATAAGAGCCTGACCATGTATAGCCAAGCGCTGATTGACTCTCTTGTGTCATTGGCTCCCCTTGAGTCGAGGTCATCAATGTTCTAGCGACAATATCAACTGTCACAGATTTAGCCACAGTAGCAAACGCAGGATTAGACACTATCATAGCATCTAAATCCTTGCCAACTTTGCTAGCTTCAACACGTAACGTATCAGAGACAACTCCTAAGAGTGCCTCTGCACGTTTTAGTTCATCAGTCGATAATTTCCTCCAAAGAAGAATAATATCGACTGTGGTTGCAAAATTGTCCATTACAACCCTCTTTCCAGAGGCTACTCAACCTCATCTTTCTTCTTTATCGTTTTTTTCTTTTTTTCAGGCTCAACAACTTCCCAGTCTCCACCAAGCTCGCTATCTGTTACTAAGATAGCACCTGTTTTAGAATCCTTATAGATTGACATATCAAGCCTCCTTGACGCGAGCAAACGCATCCTTGTCCAAAATTCCCCAGCCAATAAAAGCTTCCGCACGAAGACAAACTTCGTTATAAGCTTTAAGATCTCTCCCTGCACCATCTGGATCGCCATACTCAATTACTTCCATAGGAATGTTTTCGGCGTAACCCCATTTAAACATGTTTTGAAAATCACCGACAATCACATGGTCTTTTTCCGCAGTTCCACCAGAAGTCAGTAACGTCTTATTGATATCTGATTTCATACCATAAAATGAATCCGGATTTTGTCCAAAACGAAATTCCGGAAAAATGTGTGATCGATTCGCATCTTTAAGCTTACCTAAAGCACCTCCTGCGGTTGGCGAGAGAGCGAGGCCTGTTACATCTCCACCTTTCGCACGGATAGCCTGAACAGCGGCTTCAATGTTATTATCAATCGTTGCTTCCTCGTAAGTAACTATATTGCCGTCAATCACTCCGTCAAATGAGTTAGTCCCACGAAATGATGCATCTGTTAATGCTTTTGGTTCGAGGCCGTGAATGGCAGCGATATCAAAAGCTTCTGCAATTTTTTTGGCAAATCCATCGGCGAATGTTTGAAGATAGTTGATTTTCTTTTCATCAGAGGCATACATAAACTCATTGGTAATGCGAGCTTGATACACAAATTTAAGAGGTTTAATGACTTTAGAAGTTAAAGTAGCACCTCCAGCTTGTTTTTGTTCGCCTTCACCAACAATTTGAGCGTTTCCGTCTAGGTTAAAGATAAATTGCTCTGTTCCGTTAAACGGAATTGGGGTTTGATCAGATAATTTAGCAAGTACAGAGTGACCTTTTACTTTAGAAATAAGTTCAGGGATAAGTGTTGCTGGGAATAATGTTCCTTGTTTTAATGTGTTAGCCATATGTATTAATCTCCTTTATTGGTTAAATTTCTAACAACTTCTTTTAGTGCTACTTCTTTTGAGTCAGAAATAGTTGGTTCATTTGATTTAGCAGGTGGCGTAGGTTGTGGTGGTTTAATAACTGCTGATAAGCTCTCTGCATCTGCTTTCAAAGAGTCCTCATCTTCACCTTGTAACCGGTCTGCTAAATCAAGTGGCAGGCCATATTCTGTGGCCATGCGTTGACGTAATGACTGCACCTTTGTTTGCTTAAGTTCGCCATTTAAAGTATCAATCTGACCGCTTAATTCCGTTTTCTCGGTTTTAAGTGATTCAATAGTTGATTGATAATTTGCTTCTTTTGCTTCAAAATCAGCTACTTTAGTTTTTAATTGGTCATAATCGCTAAATTTCTCACGCTCTCGAGCAACACGAGCTTTAACAATTGATTCCAATTCCTCTTGTGTAGTGATTGCTTTAAAATCTGACATATTAACGTCCTTTCTCCTGCTTTCCCGGCAGTTCGGTAATTTTTCATCAAAAAAACACCTCAATTTTGAGATGCAATTTTAATAACTGATTCTTTGCTTTCTCTTCGGTTTTGTCGTTGAACAAATCCAGTGCGCAAGCAAGGCACTATCCATTAAACTAATATCTCTGTCATCATAAAGTGATTTATAACCAAATCCACCGTTAGAGCCAATCTGTCGCTTATCACAGTTAGTTACAACTGCGGTTAGTGAGGGTTGGTCACTATGACAAATTGTCTCTTGCATAATCCCTTGTTCCCACATCATGTTAGCAGTGATGATTTCAGACACTTTCGGCAAGATTGGAGCTTTTAGCTTATTCTCCCTCATTTCCTGCGCAAGCAATTCTTGACCGCTTGCGCCATCGACCACTACTTTTGCTATATCGGCTGACTTCAAAAAATTAATAATCCACTGTGTGCCGTTTCTGACTGATATGCAGTCAATGGCCTCAGTAAATATCTTTTTTTCCGTGGTTCTTGCCGAAATAGACATAGAAACATTGTTACCATCTTGACCAAACTTAATTCCAACAAAAAGTTTACTCGCAAATTCTGGCATTTGCTCAATTTTGAGCTTAAGCCATTCTTTTTCCGAGATAACTGATTTCTGGTTGAATGTTGGCCAATAACCGAGACGCTGAATGTTATGGTCAATTTCATCTTCACCAAGCTCAGCTTCGATTTTCCGCTCGTTTAAGTGAAATCCCATCGATGGATTAGTTAGATACCAAGCTGCCACATCATGGACCGGTAACATTTCATTAACAGACCACTCTGCCCAACCAGAATACTTAATTTTTCCAGCCAAGACGTTTTTGCGGTATGCCTCGAATACAGTACCAGTTGATACCATTGTCGGAGGAGTTCCACACATTATTGTCATAGGGTTATCACTGTCAGTTACCGTATATTTAAGAGCTGATTCTTGCTCTGCGGTATATTCCTGCGCTTCGTCGATGACAAGTAGGTCAAATCCCTCTCCAAGACCACCAGATGATGTTCTTGTTCTCCATTGGATAACTGCTCCACTTGATTTAAACTCAATCCTTTCTTGACCTTTGGTTCTGTTCGATGTAAAATCTTCGCCATCAACATAACCAGACATTTCAAGATATTTTTTTAGTTTTTCAAATGACGAATGCGAGGTACTAACTCTATGAGCAGTATGCAAGATTTTAAGTCCGTTGTGTAAGGCCCATAATTCTAGCATATAGATTATTTCGGTTTTACCATTCCGACGAGGGATAGCATAGCCATACTTTTGATGCACCCAAACACGGTCATCATCTACAGCCATGATTGGCATGATTAAATAGATCTGCCATGGATAGCACTTGAGTCCAGTTTTTTGGTAATAATCAATCGCTTCTTGAGCTAAAGAAATAGAATAATGTAAATTTACCGATTGAGTAGGTCGCTGATTGCCAAGTTTTGTTTTAATCTTAGTAACCATACTGTTTCCTTTCAATCGTCATCACCTAGTTTATAGCCATACGATAGGGCATAAAGAAAACCGCCTCGGATTCGACACGGTTTTAAGTATTTTTGAGTAATTTCAAGTAGTCTTTCCTGCTGTCAAGATTTTGGACTGCACTCCGTTCTTTTTAAGCATAAGAAAAGCACTCGATTTCTCGAATGCTTAGATGAATGGAATAATCGACTTGGTATCTTTCAATAGTTCCTTGGCTTTTTCCATAAAACTATTATCTGTCAAAAATTGGATTCCTGCTGGCGTAATGCCGATATTCTCCAAGTCATCAACCTGAGGGTATTTCTCACCCCAAACCTTCGTCAGCGTAATACCGTCGATATAGCCATCATTCATCAGGTTAAATAAGATAAACCTCCAGTAAATCGAATTGATATTAAATAATTTCCCTTGAGGTTGCAAATGCTTAGTATCAACATCAAGTCCCTTCTTCAAACAGTTATAGAGGTAGGCTAAAATCTGATACACAATCACATGATAATCATCTTTAGCCATCAAATCGCCTCGATAGACTGGATTTCTGACTGATAAAAAACAGTAATTTCGCCATCAATAAACATTTCTAAGCTATCTTCCTCTGTTTCATAGTCATCTTTATCACAAAAATAGGCGGTTCCCACGAATGTATCGTTGTCAACATCTACCAGTGCAACATCTTCCATATGATACTTTTTAAGTTCCATCACCATTCTCCTTCCTGTGATATGTTGGGATTAAATGCGCGCCAGTTTTACTGTAATGAATAGTAAAACCGTTGATATATTTACCTGTATAAACATCCCTTCCTAACTTATCATCACTAGACAAGTCAATAAGTTCGTAATTTCCCTCATTTTTCCCCCTGTTACGTCTAAATTTAGAAGTCTGTTTATATTTATTATAGAGTCCCTCCGGCTCAACTTCATCAAAGAAATAACTTTTACCATCCCCAGTAGTCGATTGAATATGACGGGCCTGCTTTTCAGGATTAATCCTGTCTAGCCATTTTCCTGAATCGAACATCTTCTGAATATGAGTTTTATCCTTTAACTGATCATATCTTTCACCATCATTATACTTCAAGTCTTGGAATTTAGCTAGTGAAACAGGAGCCTTTGTACCCAAAACAGATACTATTTCCTTATATTCTTTGATGTCAGACTTGCGATTGTTATCCCTGATGTCAATATTCATCTGTTTGCGCTTTTCCAACACATCAGTAGTTTCTTTTGACCATTTTTTAGACCATGAATTCTGACGCTTGCCATTTTTAGGGTGATAGTCAATAATACATTGACAGTGCTGGTGCCTACGATAAAAATTTGGTGGCTCTTCGTGGTAAATATACTTACCAGCGAGGCGATTGCACCAATCACAACACTTACCCGTTGATATACGCTCAATGGTTGGTGTCATTCCAGCCTTAGCGTGAAAATCAGCATTGACTCTAATGCTATCATCAACGATTGACTGAGTAAAATTAACAATCGGTTCTTTCAAAAGCCAGGCAACCTTGTCAAAATCTTCTTCAGATGATAGCCTATTGACAAATCCATCAATCCTATCTTGATTGATATCCGGTATCTGAACTTTTAGTCCAACATTTGCTTGTTTGTTTAATTCCAATTGCACCTGTCCAGCATAGTTGCTAACAAGCTCGTGATTCCTACCTAGCACATCATTCAGCAAACGTTGACCGATATTGTAATACATTTTACCGTCTGGCAATTTATCGCCCGTCACAGATGAACCAAGGGCTTCTGCTAAGATGTTTCCGACCTCAATTGCGAATTCATTTGCAGTAGCATATGTTGCTTTTTTATTTTTCAGTTCAGAAAATGCAGAGTTAATAATATCGCTTTTACCATAGCTAGCCTCAAACTTATCCTCGACCTCTTTTAGTAAGCTTGGTAAGATGTCATCATTCATATCATTCCTCTACTTTAATTTCTGTGGTTTCAAGCATCTGTGATGCTTCTGTTCTGCTATAACCCATTGAAACAAGTAACTTTACTCCATTTTCTTTTGAAACAACTCCTTTTTGATATTTTTCAAGCAAAGAAGTAACTTCATATGTTGAGATGATTCTATTGGCTTGCTTATCATTTTCCTGATTAGTTTCAACAACAGTTTGAGCGTCACTTCCCCCACCTTTAATGCCAGTCCAATCGTAGACAACTTCTTTATCGATAAAGCCAGGAATTGCTTGATTTAGTTTGATAGCTCCGTCTCCAACAAGAGACATCATAGCAGCATCAGCTTCGAATAATGGTTCCCACTTAATTTTAGTATTCATAAATAGATTTCGGCTATATGGAAATCCATCACGAAGACAGACTGCAACATATGCCACGTTCAGAAGACCTGATGCAAATGACCGTTGCGCTTTTCGACCTGCTGAACGTAAATTTTCATGAGCTGCTTTGATTGCTTCTACTGATGATGGATTATCACTTGGAAATCCAAGGTCATCTAATGTTAAGCCTGAACCGCCAGCAAATAGTGAGGCGTACATTTTCAAATGATCCATGAATGGAGCCATACTCGCTGTTGTGAATTGGCCTACAGTTGGTCTATCATTGTCCTCGTCTTTGGCAATAGCTAGCATAGTAGAAACTGTTGCTTTCCACGTTTCCAGCGAATCAGCTTCCGGGTCTAATCCCAAAACATACTTTTGAGGAAAGCTGTAGAACTCAGCTGTGACTTCCGCACGTTCCAATGTTCTTTTAGCAGCTTTCTGATGATACATGCCAGCTTTAGTTATGCGACTACGACCAAATGGTCTAACTGCATCTGGTCTATGTATGATAGGTACTAAAAGAGGTTGCCCTGTTGGATTATCAATAAAATACGGTTCACCACTTTTGGGATAATACCAAATGGCATCTCTGGTAAAGTAAGCCTCTAAAGTAGGATTGTTATTTTGGTCTGTTTCCAAAACCGCATAACCCTCGGTTAATAAAAAAGTTGTTGGGTCTAATATACCAGTAGCTTTGCTCGCTTCGATGACTTGCATTTTAGGTAGGCTGTCATCAGTACCTGGCATGATATAGATAAAGCAACACGATGCGATTAACGCTGATTGAATTGCCGTATCAAAAAATATATCAGGATTATTAGCTTGAAAAATTTCGGTTGCATTGAAATCATCATCCGCAAACTCTCTAAAGATAATCCTGTCAGCTAACGAGTCAACACCTTTAGCGGTCCATTCTAGTACCGACCGGTACATCTGTTTAACTGAGTCTGGAGTAACGATACTTCTAACGTTGTCTTTATCGTCCATCGAGTAATATCTATAGCGCTTCTCGACACCTAGCTTGTACATACTGAGTTTCCTACTCAGATAGCCGATTCCCATATAATTCATTCTTCTTTACGCTCCTTTATTTTTTCCGTTACTAGCTGTTCAAAGTTTTCTTCGTGCACTTCTACACCTTCTATGATATATCTGCCGACAAAACCAAATTCTTTTTCATTAGCCAAAATATCCTTTTTCATCTTTTTGTAGTGCTGCACTAAATTTTTGATTTTCTTTGGCCTATTTTGAGGTTTTTTGTTAGCATTTGGAACTTTCACTTTTTCCTCACGCTCCTCTTTACGCTTTTGCTTCATCAAGACACGTTGCTTCTCTCTTTTACTGTCTTTTCGGCATTTATCGCTACAATAGACAGATCTATTAGATACTGCTTTAAATGATTTTTTACAAATTATACATAGTTTATTCATTGTTACTCATTTCTAAATGCTAACGTGTGGAAAAATGTACAGTGACGGCGTGAAGCTCGGCCAGTGAGATGGGTGGGGCTATATGCCCCCTGTTAGCTCTTCTCAGCTCGTTTAACTCTTTTTAATATAAATAGTCAACATTGTTATTTAAATGCGTAAGATGACCAGTCTCGAGTTTGTGGAAGATTTCTATTGCCAATCGTCTTCGGTTCTTGCTTGGGACCTGAGTAAAGCTTGTCAGACTTCTGACGGTTGCATTGCCAATGTGTCAGCTGAAGATTGTCCATCGATGATGGATGTCCACCTTTTGAAATAGGAACTATATGATCTATTGCTGCGCTTAGTGGATGCGGATACTTCAACGACTTATCAACTGGCTTGCCACAGATACCGCACAGTTGGTCGGTCTTTAATAATCTGCGCTTATTCTTTTCAAATGCTACACGATGTGGTCCTGATTTATCTGCTCTTAGCTCTGCCATCTAATACCTCGTACATAAAAAGGCAAGACACTTGATAGGTGCCTTACCCTTATTTCTTGATACTACCATTCTAGCAGAATATGATTACAGTGCACACCAAGATTACACAACGTTTTTTAGAGCGTTCCAAATTATTCCAAATGCTCTAAAACCAAACTTAGCTCCTCAATAGCTGCCTTACGCATGTTGTAATAAGAGCTTTTGCTGATAACTAGCTTATCACAAATTTCATCAACGTACATCTTGGTAATGTATGTCATTCTAAGAACAGACCTGCTTCTCGGATTTTTCAGCTTGTTAATCAATCTACCAAGTTCAAGTTTCCTGTTAATAACTTCATTGGTATCTTGCTCTATCGCTTCTTTCATGACAATCAACTGAGTATAGACATCATCAACTTGTCTAGCTTGACCGCCCTGGACCTTGTCAGTCTTCCATTTGGGGCTTGAGAGCAAACCTGCCTCAAGCTCATTGATTTCATCTATACGGCTTTGAATGTCCATATCAAGATTTTGTAACTCATTCAAGAGCTTTTTAGCCTTGTTCAC